GTCAAAGGCCCGGATGCCGGGAAATCTATTGAGTTACAGCCTTTTCAGGTCATGTACTTGGCGGGTATCTACGGCTTCCGCGACAGGAAAGATCACTCGTATCGGTGGGTTACTGATGTCATTTTGTTCGTGCCTCGAAAATCTGGCAAGACAACCATTGCGTCCATCATTGCGCTGTATGAGTTGCAGTTTGGTGATGCTGGTGCTGAAGTGTTTACTCTGGCTACCAACAGGGATCAGGCGAGTATTTGCTTTGATTCGTCCAAGGCAATCGTAGAGAACATGAAGCCTGAGTTGGGGGCTAAGTTCATTGCCTACCGTAGTGAACTGAAAAAGGCTGGTGACTCGACTTCTACCTACCGTGCGCTGTCACGGGAAAACCGAAAGACTGGTGACGGTAAAAACCCGTCCTGCGCCATGATTGACGAGGCTGCTCAGATTACTGAGAGACAGTCCATTGAGGTGTTGCACTCGGGCATGGGCGCTCGGAAGAACCCATTGCGGATGTATCTAACAACTGCCAGCTTCACCAAGGAAACCAAGTTTTTTGAAGACCTTTCACACTTTCGCACTGTCCTGCGTGGCGCTGCTCCTGATAGTTTCCGCTGGTTTGGTCTACTCTATAGCATTGATCCCGGAGATAATTGGGCTGACCCTGCGGTATGGGGTAAAGCGAACCCGATGCTTGGGGTGTCTGTCACTACGCAACACATTCAGCAGATGGCTGAAGAAGCGTCTGCCAAGCCAGCAAGCCTAAACGAATTTCTGTGTAAGCAGCTAAACATCTATGTGTCGGCTAACTCTGCTTGGGTTGACCGTAGGTATTGGGATGAGTCGATTGCGCCTTTCCCGACTGACAAACCAGAATCGACATTTGTTGCGTTTGACTTGGCGCATACCCGAGATTTGAACGCTGTCTGTACTTTGCACAGGTACAGTGAGGAAAATTTCTATGCCAAGTTTCAATTCTTCTTGCCAGAGGAATCGATTGAGCTAATCCCGAACCACTACAAGAGTATTTTTTTTCAGGCTCACTCAACTGGCATTTTGAGGCTCACACCCGGCAACGTGACTGACTTGACTGAGATTCAGAACTACATCAAGCAGGAATGCGAGAAGCACAACGTCAAAGAGATTGGCTATGACCCGTACAACGCTGCTGCTTTGGTTGCTAACCTGTACGCTGATGGCTTGCCAGTAAAGAAAGTTGGTCAGGGTATGGCGATGCTGTCAAATCCGTCCAAGACTACAGAGCAACTGATTCTGAAGAAAGCAATCAAGCACGATGGCAACCCGTTTGTTGGTTGGCAGCTTGGAAACTGCGAGGTTTACACTGATGTGAACGGCAACGTGAAGGTCAGAAAGAACGAAGCAGACCCGTCAGCCAAGGTGGACGGTATCATTGCTTTGATTATGGCTATCCACTGTCATTTGGATAATGTATTTGTCAGCGAATCATTTGGCTTTAGGTCAATTGAGTGGTAAAGTGTAGGAAATTGAGGGGAAATCATGGCGATTTTTGACATTTTCAAGCGCAAAAACACTCAGTCTGAGAGCAATACATTGTTCGGTCAGACAGCCCTCGGCAACAACATAGTTTATCAAGGAAGCGATAAACGTGCTGGTGTCAATACCCAAATCCTTTATGTAACCACTGCCAGCACAACAACTGCTGGTCGCCCGGTGGATATGTCTGTGCTGACCAGAAACAGCACAATCATGTCCTGCGTGGGTGTAAAAGCCCGTGCTTTGGCTCAGTTGCCAATCAAAGTTTGCTGCGAAATGGCTGATGGCAAAATGGTTGATGCCATCAGAGGCGAAGGTGTTGGTGCGCGAGACAGGGCCAAAGCAAAGCAAGTTGCTAGGCTTTTGGGCAACCCGAACAACTTTCAGAGCAAATATGAGTTTTGGTATCAGTGGTTGATGTGGTACGAGTTGTCTGGTGAAGCCTTTACCTTGTGGTGGAGAAAAGACCAAAACAGTTCCACCGAGACTCCGCTTGAGATGTATGTGCTGGATTCAACGCTGATTGCGGTGAACATTACGCCCACACGCTATCCGACATTCCGACTGTCTACCCCGAGCTATGGTTTTAACAAAGACCATGAGTTCAAGTATTACCAAGTCATGCACGGCAAGGAAATGGCATGGCAAGGCTCGGCTGGCTTCAACAAAGCAATTTTGGCGACTGAGTTGGTTGGTCTTGACCAAGACATTGACCTGTACGCCAACTTTGTCATGCAGAACGGTGCAAAGCCTAGCGGGATGTTTGTGACCGATCAGGTTATTCCTGATGGCAAGTACAAAGAGATTGCCGCCCGTCTGAAAGAGGCGTGGAACAACATGACAGGCAGCAAGACCAGTGACCCAAGCAAGCCGGGTCAGGGTATGTTGCTGGATCAGGGCATGAAGTATCAGAAGCTGGAGATGCTGACCTTGCAGGACACTGACGCAGCCGCTTTGAAGCTCATGACTATGCGCCGAATCTGCGGTTTGTTTGGTGTGCCGCCTTCTATGATTGGTATTCATGATGGCAAGTTCAACAACAGCCAAACGGCTTTGGATGAGTTTTACAAAACCACCATGTACCCGACAATCGTCAACATTCAGCAGAAATTGACGCAGCATTTGCTTGAAGGCTATCCTTCTTTGTGTATCGAATTTGATACAAAGGATTTCTTGAAGGGTGCGCCTTTGGATCAGATGAACTTTGCCACTGCTGGCGTAAAAGGTGGCATCATGACACCTAACGAAGCCCGTAACTACATGAATTTGCCTTCCATGGAAGGTGAAGACGAGTTGGTCAAAGAGCCAGAACTTGCCGAGCCGATTGCAGGTAGCAGTCCCAAAGATACTGGTGGCGGTGGTGGAAATCAGACCAAAAAAATGAACATTGGCGCTACTTGATATATCATGCAAACTGATACACAATATCTGGTAGCATTACACAAACAGGTCAAACGACCTAAACAGTTGCCTGTTCTTCTAGGGCAACGCCCTAAAATACAGGACAATAACCAATCCATTGCTTTAGGGGCAATCAATGAAGACATTGAATCTAATCTGCGAAGCCAAGCTGAATCTCAACGAGAAAGCCGACAACGGCGAATCGTCTGGACAGATTGAGGCTCGTATTACGACTTGGGGCGCACGAGAAGGCGCTGATGGTCGTAAGTTTTTCTACAAGCCTGAAGGTTTTATGCAGTGGGCCAAAGAGTTTGCCGCATCGGGCCGACCACTTCCCATGTACGTCAACCACAATGCTGATGCCATCCCTGTTGGCGAGTGGACAAGCATTGAGATGGATGACGAAGGCATGAATGCTTCTGGTCGCCTGTATCTGAACACCACAACTGGCTCTGACCTGTACCAAGTAATGAAAGAATCCCCCAATATGTTTGGCGGTGTTTCTGTTGGTGCTTATGCTGAAGAATATCAGTGGGTTAAGGAAGATGGCGAAGCAATGACCATTGGTTCTGATGACCCATATGAGTCTGGTTATTTCCAAATCACCAAAGGTGGTTTGCGTGAAACTAGCGTTGTCATGCACCCCAATCACATGAAGGCAGAAATCAAAAAGTTGGAGTATTTCCGACCTGATGGTTCTGCTGATTTGAAAGTATTGGAAGAAGCCCTGCGGGATGCAGGTCTGTCCAAGCAGATGTCGGTTGCCGCCGCATCTGTGTTCAAGACGGTGATTGAACAGCGTGATGCTGTTGAAAAGCCTATTGAAAATGCGCCAACTCAGAGTGATTCTGATGCGGAGGCAACCGAAGCTGAAATTCTCGCTGCTCTTGAGCAACGTGAACTTCTCAAACTCCTTGACCAACGTCTTAAAGGTTAAATCATGTCCCAAGTTATCCTCGAAAAATTGGATGCCATCGAAGCTAAACAAGCTGAAGGCATCTCGGCTGTTGAAGCCAAAATCCCTGCTGCTGTTGAGGCTGTCAAAGCTGAAATGACCGAAATGGTGTCTGCTCTGGAAGCCAAAGTTGCCTCCATTCAGATTCCTGAGTTCATTCGCACTCCTGCAAAAACTGTTCGCCAAGATGTGAACCGTCATGTGCGTGAGCAACTGTCTAGCTTCTACAAAGGCAACAACCGTTTGGAAAAAGAACTGCAAATCTTTGCAGACGAAGCCCAAATGGATGCGTACCTGAAAGAAGCCTCTGCCCTGACAGGTGGCGGTGATGGTAAAGGTGGTCGTACAGCTTACGATCCAACCTTTACGGCTTTGCGTCTGATGAACCCAATGCGCGGTGTTTCTCGCACTGTTGCAACTGATGGTTCGTCCTATCAGTTCCGTGTTCGCGTGGGCAACCCCGGTGAGCAGTGGGGCTATGCCATTCAGAACAACGGCGTTCCTACAACTGAAGACACTTCTATCTGGCAAATCGTTTTGCAAGACTTGAACGTCCAGTTCCCAATCCGTACAGCCGCGCTGGACGACATTGATGGTTTGGAAGCTGTTGTTGTTGATGACATGCTCGCCTCCTTCTCGCAGAGCGAGGCACTCAGCATGATCCAGAACAACGACCAAGTTGCTCAAGGCGTTAACAACCCTTACGGTGGTACTAACGGTTTGCGCGGTTTGGATCAGTACGCTGGTTCTAACGCAACTTACACTGGCGGTACAACTTCTGCTCCTGCTTTTGGTAGCTCTGGTACTGGTTCTACAAGCGGTCTGCACTCGCTGGCTACTTACGACCAGTTGACCACCAACGCCAACACTGTGGGTGCTAACAACATCCAGTACAAAGACGTTATCAACTTGATCTACGCTTTGCCACAGCAGTATTGGACTACTAACGCCAAGTTCATGGTTAGCCCAATCTTGGCCCAAGCCATCCGTGGTCTGCAAGACACTAATGGTCGTCCGATCTTCAACTCTACCGAGTCGTTGAACCCCGATGGCATTATTGGTCAAATGCTTGGCTTTGATGTTGTGATGAACCGCTATTTGGACGCTCCTAGCCAAGCCACAACTGGCACTGCTGGCACTAACAGCCTGTACCCAATGTACTTTGCTGATTGGAGCCGCTTCCACACTATCGTGGATCGCTTGAACATGGTCATGCGGAGATATGACCAGACGCTTCCAGGATTTATAACATTTTTTGGCGAAAAAAGGCTTGCCACCAGTGTTAGAGATCCAAACGCAGGTGTGCGTTATCGCTCGACAGGTACAGCTACCTGATAAATCGGAGGGGGTTAATTCCCCCTCCTTTTTGTGCCAATAATTTAGGAACTGATATGACCATTACCGAACGCATCCTGTCTGGGTTTAAGCAAACCTTGGAAACTGGCGATAAAGTCACGATTGACTTGCGCGAGGCATCTGCTATCACTGGTTCAGGACTGAATGTCGGTGGTCGCACTCACTTTGATGATGCGTTTGCTACGCTGCGTTATGCGAACCCGTTTCGCCTAGTCGCACGAAACATCAAAGTACCCGGAAATTCCGCTGTTCAGTTTGTTGCCAAAACTGGTAACGCTGCTAACAGCACAAACCCTTGGGGCTACACAGTCAACCCCAACAGCGGTTCGCCCAACATTGACACAAGCATCTGGCAATTGCCTACTCGTGTCATCTCTGCACAAATGCCTGTTCGCTCGGCTGTCTTGTCTGATGTGAATGGCTTGAACGCTGAGTTGGTTGAAGACCTGATGATGGAATTTGCCCAAATCGAAGGCGCATCTGCTGGCCTCAACAACGACCAAGCTGGTTCTACCACCACATCAACTGGTGCAACTGATGGTCTGCGTGGCCTCAATAGCTATCCCGGCGCTGCTGGCGCTGCTGCTGCTTTTGGCACTAGCGGTACAGCAATCACCAATGGTCGCCACACCATCGCCTCAGTAGGTTTTAACAACGCTTCTGGTTTGGACATGGAGACTCTGGTGGACATGGCAAGTGTCTTGCCGGGTCAGTACTGGAATCTTCCCGGTACAGCTTGGATGATGTCGCCATCTGCTATCAGTGCTTTGCGTAAATATGCTCACCAAAACGGCGCATACAGTTTTGTTGAAACTGGCTCTGCTGAAGCTGGTTCGCTGTTGCACGTTTTCGGTTTCCCTGTGATTCCAAACCCATATTTGGACGCACTTGGAACTGTTGGTGCAAAGCCTGTCTATCTTGCTAACTGGCCTCGTTTTATGACCATTGGCGATGTAGAAGAAATGACCATTCAAGCGATGGAGCAAACAACTCCGGGTTTTGTGCAGATGTATGCTGAAAAGCGTATGGTCACTACTGTGCGTGATGTTTTTGCTGGTGTTCGTGCAATCGAGACTTAAACATGAGCTTTGACAACTATCAATACGCCGCGCCTTTTGGGGCGCAAACACGCAATCCGTTTAACTATGCAAAAGTTGAACAGATTGGGCGTGATAGTTCTACAGCTTGGTTGACGCTTGATGAAATCACGCAACAACTAAACCTGTTCCAAGACGAGAGCCAAGACACTTATTTGTCTTCTCTTGAACTGGCTACACGGCAAGCAATCGAAGACTACTTGGGAATGTCTATCTTCCCGGTAAGTTATCGCGTTTGGTACGGCTCTGAAAGCCTTGTGGCATCACCTATTAGCTTTGATTTGCCTGAAGTCAGTCAGAATTTTTATGCAAATCAGGCTGCTGTAACAATTGATTCGGTTGGATACTGGAATGATGCTTTTCCTCCAGTGTTTATGACATTGCCAAGTTCAAGCTATTACTACGATGCCTCTGGCAACAAAGTGATTGTGAACAACTTGCCCACTGATGTTAATTCGGTGATGACTGCGCCAATCATTGTGCAGTACACAACTGTTTCCAATCCTTTGGCGGCTTACCCTGTCATCAAGCAAGCTGGCCTGTTGTTGCTGACGCACTTGTATAACAACCGTGCCAATGCGACAGAGACTAAGCTGAAAGACATTCCGTTCGGCGTGACTACGCTTTTAAGATTGTACAAACCCTTAATTATGTGAGCACTAAATGACTATTGCTCGCTTTGAGAACATCAACATCAACAACCTGACTTTTACGAAGTCGGGATTTGGCGAGTCTGCGACTGTTCAGGCATTGTGGTTTGCGACACGGGCAAAAGTATCTTCTGTGGCAAACAGTCTGAAGATTGCTGATAAGTATCGGCTGTATCAAGACATGGTTAATTTGACGCTGAACTACACACCAAACACAAAGACAATTGTTGATAATCAGCACTTGTTTTCAATCACATATCGTGGAAAAGATTGGCGTATTGATAGTGTGCGGGAATCCGATGATCGGATGACCGTAACTCTCTTGTGCTACCGTTCTGATCCAGTTACGGCGGTGTAATGGCAGCACAACTCAATCCTGTTGTTTACGGTAAAGCCATCCAGTACCAACTGGCTAACATTGTCACGCCTGTGCCTGTGTATGCGGCTTTTAACCGTAACTTTGCTACGCAGCCTAAGTTCATTACTTGGATGCTGCGTAACGTGCATCAGCCTGTCTATACGGGTACACAGCAAAGCAACAAAGGCATTGACCGACCTGTATTTCAGATTTCTATTTTCACTCAACAGATTGAAGATGGTTTTACAATCTCAAATCAGATTCTGCAAGCCTTGCACGGGTATAGTGGAATTTTGGGCAGTCCAGCAGAAGGCTTTTACATCTCTAAAGCTGATGTCATGTGGCTGTACAACAGTTACAACGACGAGGAAAAGATGGCGCAAATCTTCTTAGATTGCACCATTGACATTCCTGCG